CACTACGCAGTTGCTTGCCTCTCTGTTTGAAATGGACAATGTATATGTCGCATGGGCCGTGGTTAACTCCGCTGTCAAGGGTGCAACAGATGCTGTCAGTTTCATCATGGGCAAGAATGCGTTGCTCTGCTACAGTAACCCCAACCCGGCTCTTCGGCAACCGTCGGCTGGTTACACCTTCGCGTGGACTGGTCTTGAGGGTGCTGGTGCGTTCGGCAACCGCATTGTCAGAATTCCGATGGACATGCTCGGCCTCGGAACGGAGCGCATCGAGGGTGAAATCGCGTTCGACACCAAAAAGGTCGCAGACGCTCTCGGCTCGTTCCTTTACGCGATCGTACAGTAATGTACGTCGTCCGGCGTGAATACAGAGGTTTCACAGGACATTTCACCGTCGGCTCTGTAATAGAGCCGACGGATGTTAGAAATTTCGAGTACTTGGTTCTTAACAAGTACATTGTAGAAGTTGATGAGCACAACTTTGAAGAGTACGACAATTTCTTCCAGAGACGTTTCGGTGTTGCCTTACCGGTTATCCCTGAGATTGAAGCAAAGCGTAAAGAACTTGTAGATATCCAGGAAAGTTTCAAAGCAGACCTTGCTGCGCGCGTTGAAGCCCTTCAGTTAGACTTGTCTGAGGACCTTACCATTGAGGAAGTTCTACTGGCCGTTGAAAACGCAGAAGCTGATGCTAAAGAAGAGGCTGATGCAAAAGCAGAAGCCGATAAGTTGGCAAAAGTTATTGAAGAATCCATACCAGTCATCAAAGAGGTGGCAGTCAAAGCAGTTACAGCAATAGTTAAGTAGGAGGCGACGAGATGTCTTGGAGTTACTCTGGAAATCCTGTAGATAGTCCTACAGATGATCTAAGGTTCACACTTGGCGATACAAACGTCAATGAACCTGTAATGCAGGATGAAGAGCTTCAGTATCTTATAGCCACTTACGGAGCTAGTCGTAGTCTGCTTCTGTACCAAGCGTTTATACGAATGGCTACTCTGTTTGCACGAGACACTAAAAGAAGACTTGGTACCCAACAAGAGGATCCTACCGAGCGCATGAACTTCTTCAAGGAACAAGCCAACTTCTACAGAAAGAAAATGTCTGTATCAGGCCTATCAATACCGTCTTACGCATATCCTAAAATATTCAGAAAAGGAATGCAAAGTAACCCGCCTTATCCACGCACAGATGCCGATGCTGACGAAGTCACGGGAGTGATTGTAGGTAGTGATAGCAGTCTGATAGGAGGCGACGGGTATCTTGTTTAGCAGTGTAAAGCCTTGGGTCAACATTCCATTTACCATTAAACCTTATGTAGGTCGTGCTGGTTCTGGTGCTAAACTATTTGGTCCATCTGTTTCGGCTCTATGCTATCCGGAAGGTGAGATTAAGATTGTTAAAAACACAAGTGGTAAAGAGGTCGTATCTACAAAACAACTGTTTGTCTTCGGTGACACACAGGTAACTGAACTGGACAACGTGGTATTCGAAGGTCTGGAAGATTCCATTGAGGCGATCGAGTACTTCTACAGGAATGGCGTTGTAGATTATAAGGTGGTGCATCTGTAATGCGTGGCTTTGTGGAGTTCACCTTTAGTAAAAATGAAGTACGCGACTTTGAAGCCAAGTGTCAAGTAGCAATCAGAAATTTAGGCAGTGGTACTAAACGCGCTACAACTGCTACAGCCCAAGAAATAATGGCAGAGAGCAAAATGCAAGTACCCAAAGAATCTGGCACGTTACTATCAAGCGCTTTTTATGAAGTGCATCGGAGAACTGATATTGGCGGGTATTCCTATGAGGCAACTCTTGGGTATGGCGGTAACGGTGATCCGATAAATCCTATAACAGGCAAGCCTGCTTCCTACTATATGGTAGCGGTCCATGAGAGACTTGATGTCTCGCATCCGGCAGGTAAAGCTAAGTTTCTCGAAGACCCTATGCGAGAATATGCAAATGCAAACTTTCAACGTACTGTGTTTACATACGCACAAGAGTCTTTAGCAGATATTAGTGATTAGAAAGGGGTTTCTTATGGCAAATCCATTGCTCTTAGACGTTGCATTATTTGCAATAGCTAAGGGTCTTGCTACAGGAGATGGTGTGGATATCTTCAGAGACTTTACACCAGAACAACCTGATTCTCTGATTGCTTTACACGAGTATGCAGGAAGTCCTGCAGATCTATTAGATCCGGCCGTACATCGGTCAGTCCAAGTCTCTTGTAGACATCTGGACCCAGATATAGCAAGGCAGAAAGCGTTAAACGTTTTCTTAGCGATAAGAACAGAGCAAGGCGATGACGGTAGAGTAGATTTTACCTCAGACCGTTGGGGTCAGGTATACCTGCGTCAGCCTCCATTCCTTTTGACGCGCGATGAAAATAATCGCACGCTGTATGCCTTCAATTTCGGCATCACAACTACTATTGAATAGGAGGAAAAAATCATGTCAATGAGAATAGGTTGCGACAACCTGGTGTATGCAATCATGACTACAGAAGACACTGTAAGTTCTGCCCCCGTATATGCAGAGATACAGCAGGCACCTGGCGTCATGCACGTAAACATCAACCCGAACACATCCCTGACAACTGCGTTCTTTGATGACGGCCCGGGTGATACTGCTGCGACGCTTGGTAACATCGAGGTTGAGATTCAGAAGAACACACTCACTGCTGCAAACAAAGCTGATCTGCTTGGTCATGTGACTGACGGTAACGGCGGCACGGTTTATGGCGGCGAGGACAATCCGCCCTGGGTTGCGGTTGGTTTCCGTTCACTCAAGTCAAACGGCAAGTACAGGTACGTCTGGTTGTACAAAGGTCGGTTCTCTGATCCGGAAGACAACAATGACACAAAAGACGACAGTATCAAGTTCCAGTCCGATACCATTAAAGGTCGCTTCGTCAAACTGGCATATCCGATCACTATCAACTCCGTTTCCAAAAGACTCTGGAAGTATGAGATTGATTCGGATACACCAAATGCAAGCACTGTGGCGATGACAAACTGGTTCACAGCTGTTGCAATGCCGATCGCGGCTGCAAACCCGGCTCCTGTCAACACCGTCGCGTACACTGCTGGCACTGTCACAGGTACAACGAAGGCAACGATCACAGGTTCCGCGACAGGTCACTTCGCGTACAAGCTCACTGCAACGCCTTCGTCAATCCCGAACGTCGGCGATTACATTCCTGGTCTTACCACGTATGTATCTGCTGCAAACCTTGCAGCACAGGCTGGCATGTACCTTGCAATATACGACGCAGATGTCACAGATCACGCAACCAAGTTCACCTCGCATCTAATCGTCTCTGGCGAAATAATGTAACAGGAGGAATATCTTAATGTCTAACTTAGCTGATGCTAAGCGTAAGGCAGTTAAGATTACCCTTAATGACGGCGTTGAGCGTGAAGTAAAATTTACGCTCAATGCCTTGGCTGAACTGGAAGATAAGTTTGGCTCAGTGCAAGCTGCCTTCGACAAACTCGAGAAGGAAAACAGTATGAAAGCACTGCGCACAATTCTTTGGGCTGGTTTTCTACATAGTGATGCCACCCTCACAGAGCAGCAAGTCGGTAATCTTATTGACCTGGCGTATATGCAGGAACTCATCGGATCCCTCGGACAGGCTTTTGAAACAGATATGCCTGTCAACAACATAACTGAATTACCTGGTGTGTCAGACCCAAACGGGTAACTCCCGATGTATCAGATACGGCCAGTCCCTTTGAAGAAGACGACTGGGACTGGCCGTATATTCTATATATCGGGAGAGTCTGGTTACAGTACACAGAGTCGGAAATATGGGAGTTAACTCCCAGGCAATTTAAAGTACAACTAGACGTGCACGCTGATGTTCAACGTAAGATGAACGGCGGATCTAAAGAGACACCACAAACACAAGTAGGTTACATAGACCAACTTAACGGTTGGTAAAGGAGGAAGTACTTTGGCTAGTTTTGCTAGTTTGACTGCCCAGTTAAATTTGAATATTGCAAACTTCGCAGCAGGTATGCAAGCAGCCTCTGCTACGGCCAGTCAGTTTGCCGCCAATATGAGCGGTCAGATAAACGCCGGCATGGTACAACCTGTCCAAGCAGCCAAGTTCGAGTTCAAGGATGTTGCGCGTATTGTGCAGGGCATCATGATCTCGAAGATTTTCTATGGTGGTTTAAATGCAATCAAACAAACTACTACTGCAGTAACTGATTTCAGCAACCAACTACAGTATGCCAAAATGGTATACTCTAACTTGTTTGGTAGTGTCTCCGAGGCACAAGAATTTATCAATGTACTCAAGGACTTCTCCGCCGTAACTCCTTTCACTTTTCAGCAGTCTCAGGACGCGGCGAAGAAGTTACTTGCTTATGGCATACAAGCTAAGAACGTAATGTTCGTAATGCGCGGTGTCATGTCTGCTGCTTCTGTTCAGGGTAACCCAGAAGCGGTAGAGTCTATTTCAAGAGCATTAGGTCAGGTCTACACTAAAGGTAGACTGATGAACGAAGAGATGCGTCAGTTAACTGATGCAGGTATTCCAGCTTATGAGATACTGCAAGAAAAGTTGGGTCTTACTCAGAAACAGTTGCAGAACCTAGGTAAAGTTGCTGTGCCTGCTAACGAGGCTATTAATGCTCTTGTAGAAGGCATGACAGAACGCTTTGGGTCTGCTCTTGATATGTCCAATCAAACTACTATAGGTATTATGAGTAACATCAAGGATAATGCCTTGCAATTGATGTCTGGTATGTTTGAACCCTTTACACAGCAACTACACGATGCGTTAGCCAAGTTTGGTACCTTCTTAGCAATGATAAAATCTGTGCAGGATATAAAAGGAATCGGTGGTGTGTTTGATAAACTCATACCTCCTGCCTTACAAGAAGATGTCAAGAATCTTATTATAAACTTGCGTAACCTGTGGAACATTGTAAAATCGCTGTTAACTAGCGCATTTACTGCGCTAGGTTATGTATTAGTTGGGGCAATGAAGCTGTTTAACTTGCTTGCGCCGATCGTACTAACAGTGGTCGGCTCCATTGTAGCTTTTATTCAAGTACTAACACAGAATGCAAGTGTAATGAAGACTATTACTGGTCTACTTATGGCGGCTGCAGCTGCTTGGTTAGTTTTTAAACTACAAGCACTTGCTGCGGGCGTTGCTACATTAGTAGTTAAGGCAATCATTACATCAGTACAACTCTTATGCCTGGCATTAAATGCCCTTGTGGCGCATCCTGTCTGGGCAGTACTTGCAATCGGTGTTGGTATCATTGTCGCTCTTACTGGTGCAAGTCAAAGGTTCGGCGCTGCGATAAATAGCGTTGTACAGAAGTTCTCTTCACTGGGTGGTCTTACTTCTAAGGACATGCTTCTACCTAAGTCTAGTGAACGTGCGGCAGATCTTAGTAAGTTTAATAATGCTCTCGGTAACACATCTGATGGCATGGATAAACTTGCAAGTAGCACGGGCGCTGCGGCGAAGGCTGCAAAAGGTCTGTTAGGTTTTGATGAAGTCTTCACATTACCTAAAGACGAGACTGGCGGAGCAGGTGGTGTAGGCGAAGACCTTAGTAACTTGTTTGATGGTTCTGGTTTAGACGACTTATTTAAAGATGTAGACTTTGGCACTATCGCAGATAACTTTATCAACAATCTGATAACTGCTTTTGGTGGCAAGGACAAAATACTAGGAGCTGGCATAGGAGCTATACTCGGTGCTGCTTTTGGTTTCTTACTCGGTGGTCCAGTAGGTGCTCAGATAGGCGCGGTTGTTGGTGCTATTGCAGGTTACTTCTGGGACGACATGGCGAAGGCACTTGGTCTCACTAATGTCGGTACTGTTGCATTACCGATCGCCACCGTCTTGGGAGCAGCAATTGGATTCCTCGCCGGTGGGCCATTAGGCGCTGTCATAGGCGCCGCGATTGGTGCCCTGGTTGGTTGGATCACAGATAGTATTACTAAGGGTATTCAGTCTGGCGACTGGTCTTCCGCGGGCATGCCAATAGGTATTGGTATTGGAGCAGCAATTGGTATGATCGCTGGTGGTCCAGCAGGTGCTGCAATTGGTGCTGCAATTGGTGCTCTGGTTGGTTTCATTGTAGATGATTTCATAAAAGGATTTGGCACAGGCAAGTGGGATACTACAGGTCTTTCACTTGCAATAGGTGGCGGTGTCGGTGCGGCGATTGGTATGATCGTTGGTGGTCCGGTAGGTGCTATCATAGGTGCTGCAATAGGTGCCACCGTCGGATGGCTTGTAAGTCTGGTTATTAATAACTGGGGCGTTATCAGTGGGTTCTTTGTAAGTCTTGCTACTACTATCGCAAACTTCTTTGTAGGTATCGCAAACAGTATTGCCGGATTCTTTACAGGTATAGGCAATGCAATAGCAAGTGCCTGGAACAGTGTTGGCAACTGGTTCTCTAAGATATTTACAGATATCGGTAACTTTTTCACAGGTATAGGTAATGCTATAGCAAAAGCCTGGAACGATACTGTGACGTGGTTTGCGACAGCGCTTACAAACATTGGAAACTTCTTTACAAGCATAGCAACGTCTATAGGCAACTTCTTTACTAACATTATTACTAGCATTGCAAACTGGGCTAGCCCTATCTTCCAACCTTTGATAGACGCCTTTAGTCACTTGTTTACCGTCATTGGTGGTATCCTTAGTGACATCTGGAACGGTCTGTCTAAGTTCTTTACAGATGTAGGTAATGCCTTTGAGACAGTTGGTACTGCTATAGGTACTACAGTTGAGAAGATAGTTATCTTCATATACCAATTAGTGTCTAAGTACCTCGGCATAGCCTGGGATGCAATTAGCAAATTCTTTACTGATCTGGCAAACTCAATTGCAACCTGGGTATCTGGTATCGCAACAGCAATAGGAACATTCTTTACTAACCTGTACACCTCTATAAGTACTTGGGTAGTTAAGATTGCAACTACAATAGGTACATTCTTTACGAACCTTTGGACGAGCGTTACCACATGGTTGGCAGGTGCTTGGACTAGTATTACGACATGGTTAAGTGATGTCTGGAATGCCTTTGTAGCTTGGATCTCTCCTGTACTAGACATGTTTGCTGCCTTCTTTACTGACCTTATTAATAAGATCGTTGCATTCGTGTCAGACTTCATTGGTAAAGTAACTGCTTGGTTAAGTGATGTATGGAACTCTATATCTAAGTGGATTTCAGATGTTGTAAAGACCTTTGTAGATTTCTTCTCTGATGTACTCAAGAAGATCGTTAAGTTCTTTGCAGATGGTGTAAACAACTTTGCAGACGGTCTACAGAATATGTGGAACTCTGTTAAGAATGGTATCGCCAATATCTACAATACATTTACTAACTGGGTATCAGACATGTGGAACAATGTGTTCGGTAAGTTCTTTACCTGGATAGACCAGGGTATCGATAAACTTTCTAAGTTCTTTGGTCTTAATGGTTCAGCAAACTTAACACTTACCACAACAGCGTCAGGGAGTGGCACAGGTCATGCCGTGGGTGGCGTGTTCAATAGAGAACATGTTGCCAGGTTTGCTGAAGGTAACAAGGCTGAGGCGATAATTCCTTTGCAGAATGATACAGCAATGCAACCCTTTGTTAAAGCTGTATCAGACGGTCTTACAGCTAGTTTACTTCCCATGTTTGCAGCCTCACAAGGTGGTGGCGGAAACAACGTGCAACCCTTGTACGTAGGAACTTTGATTGCCGATGATCGCGGTTTAAGAGAACTAGAACGGCGTATGTATGATATCAGAGTGATTGAAGGCACTAGGAGGTAGTCATGGCTAACTTTACACTTAATGGCACTGCAATTAAGAACCCGTCCGGGTTTGATATAGAGTACTATACCATATCGCAAGCTACCCGCGTGGAGAGCGGCGATATGGTAATGGACTTTGTAGCTAACAAAAGAAAGTTCAAGTTTAAGTATGAAGCTATCAATGGTTTAGACATGAACAATATAATCTTTCTTCTATGGTCAAATCTTGCAACAACACGCAACTGTTTTTCTACTCTAGTGTATATGGAAGACGGTATGCCTAACACAGCAACAGTCTATTCTGGATCTATTGCAAAGAGTTTATATAGAGCCAGTAATGCAGCAAATTGGATTTGGAACGGGGTTACGTTTGACCTCATAGAAAAGTAGGAGTACATATGAGATCTGTATCAACAGCATGGCAAAATCTCGTATATAGCATCTCAGTTGCCAGGCAGTTTCTGCCTGGTATCACGATGAACATGCTTGATGTCAACGCTAGATCAACATGTACTTACACTGCTTCTTCTGTTGCCAGTATCTGCAACTTACCTCAGCTTTATGATGGCGTACTTGCCAGTGACAATAAGTTCAGTGGCGCTGAGTTGAATGCCTTCTTATTAGATGGTACGGCTGAGTATATCTTGGCGCCTACCACTAAACAGGTTGGTTGGATTAGTGAGAATAGATGTGATGCATCCTGTAACTTTGCAAACGAGTGGCTACAGTGTTCATATAGTGCTCCTGTTACAACAATAGGTCGCACCTTGATCTTTGACGGTAACGCAATATCTTATCCTGTAGATTTTGATCTGATATTCTATAACGGTGCAACAGTATTGTATACTGAGCAGGTACGTGGTAATACTACTTACTTCCATACATTGTACCAAGGTGTTACAAGTTATGATAAACTTCTGATTAAAGTCTACAAGATGAACCTACCTTATACCAGGGCAAGAATCATAGAGGATGTACCCGGTTTATCAATCACATATGACCAGGACGATATAATTCATTTAGAGTACCTAACCTCCATAGATATCTTTTCAGAAGATATTACCGCGGCAGAACTTGATGTTATTATACGTAATGATTCTGGTTACTTTTCTATATTGAATGGTGTTGGTAAAGAATCATTCTTACAACGTAAGCAAGCTATGCAAGTTAACATAACCATGGGCTATCCAGGCGGCGGGTTGGAGTCTTTAAACATCGGTACATTCTATCTGTATTCTTGGGATGAAGGTAGTGACAACATCTCAGCGTCCTTTGTAGCTAGAGATACTACTGATAGACTATATAGCACAACCTATTTCAAAGGTGTTTACTCTGCATCGCCTATTACCATGTACGCCTTAGCACAAGCAGTGCTTATAGACGCTGGTGTGACAGATTACACCATCGATGCGGCACTATCTACAATGTATACTAATGGACTTACAACTAATGTCACACACAAAGAGGCACTGCGACTAATCGCCCAGGCAACTGCTAGCGTTGTGATTCCGTCAGTCACAGGTGGGATACAGATAAAGTATATCGGCATCCCTGGAACCTGGTACGCTCCTGTAGATACCCTCGGCAACACGATCTTTCTTAAAACACCAAAGAAGACCAGACTTGACTCTATCAGTAAAGCATCTGTTTCTATCTACAATCATGTCTTGGCCGGTGCAACTTCTAATGTGTACTCAGGTACACGTCAGATAAATGGTACTGTAACCTTCACAGTTGACTATACGACAGTTGCTTCTGGGTGCTCTGCAGTAGTAACAGGAGGGTCAGTAATATCTTCTACCTTCTATGCAAATTCTGCAGTGTTCACAATTAATACCGGATCTCTTACGACAGTAACAATAAACATAACTGGATATGCAATAACGGATAATGTCAGTCAGTTCGTTATTGATGGTACAACAGATAGTACCCTGGTAAGTACGGCGCAGGCAATTAGTGTAGATAATGTTTTGATTACTTCAACTGCACAGGCACAGTTGATTGCACAGTTTGTCTGTTACTGGAAAAAACGCACCTTACAGTACGACTTCGATTGGCGTGGCAATCCTGCAGTAGAGTGCCTAGACCCTGTTACATTGCAGGATGCCTTTAGTGTTAATAATGTTGAAGTAATT